TGAATAACGGCGGCTTCCAAGGAAGTCTCGTTCAGGTCGGCAGGGGTGGAAGGCTCGTTGCTGTTGGTTCCACCAGAAACAAGCGGGTGAGCCGTATCGAACAGAGCGACGCCATCACCACCGGGATAAGTGGCGGAGAAGCCGTTGTTCAGAACGTTAGCAGCCTTAACTTGCTTGGTGTACGACATCGCACGGGCCAGAGCCTTGGTGTAACGAGCCGACAGAGAATCATAGAGGTTGTCCTCAATGGCTTCTTCGGTCAGGCTGAAACCCAAAGCAATGGTTTCGTGCTGATAACGAGCAGTCCATGCTTCCTGAGCGTTGTCATAAGCGATGGCAGAGCCTTCGTTTTTGACGGGCGCAGCAGAGAAGCCAGACAGTTTGGTCTCTTCTTCAAAAGAACGCTCGGAAGTCTCAGTTTCAAAGATTTCCTTATGCTCTTCGCCGTAACGTGCGTACTCAAGACCAAACAGTGCGTTCAGTCCGGGCAGCAGTTCTTTCAGTAGTTGGGCACGAGAGATAGCCATTATGCACTCCTTCCAGTGGCATTTTCATACAGAGAGATGCCGAAGTTGAAGCGGACGATTACCTCGGTGTAAGAACCGGGATAACCAGCGATAGCGGTCTCGGGCACAACGTCAACAACACGCATCGGCAGGGTGGTTTCCGTGTCGGTGGTGGACAGAACAGCAACTTTGGAGTCACCAGTGGTGGTAACGCCGGAGTTCTGAACCAACGAAACGTTCTTACCAACAGCGGCTTGAGTCAGGTAACCAATGGTAGTACCAGTGGAAACGACAGCGACCTTGAACAACTGATCGGGGTCATCCTGAACATAGGCCTTCATGCCGCTAACAGACAGACCACCGGGGTAGTACTGTTTGTAGACAGGCTGTGAAGTGTTGGGGTCAATATAAGTACAGCCCAAGAACACACCAATAGTAGTGGCGGTTGCAGTGGTCTCGACCTTGGTAATCGTGCCAGTCGTGCTTAGGGTGACGACATCGCCATAAAAAATGGCGGTGGTTTCACCGGAAGCGATAGGCAGTTGGCGGGTCTGACCAGCATACACCTGACCACCTAGCAAATTGATGGGTGCTAGGCCGTAAGGGGCTGAAACGCTGGGATAAGCCATTTCCTAGTTCCTTTACAGTTAATCTCTTCGTCCCCTGCTAGTGGTCGATTTACGTTCACTAAACAAAGGCATCCGAGGATCATTTTCCTTCATAAGATTGGAATCTACAGCGTCCGTCTGAGCCTGCGTCTGCTTGCGGTAATAATCATTCCGCTGATCCACAAATTCAGTCGGCGTTTTGCAAAGTACCAATCCGCCAATTTCGACAAGACCAGAAGTCTTGCCTGTGTGCTGCAGTTCGGGATGGTCTTCCCTTTTAATGGGAACCCAGCCCTCGTCTTGTTTAGCCATCATATTGCGGTCATCCACTTGACCGAGGATCGATTTACGAATCCAGCGGTATGAAAAGCCGTCTTCCCGGTTGGGAGTGGGCAGCAATGACGGTGGCGTCCAAGAGCGTTTACGTTCTGTTACGGCACGTGTCTCTAAATCACGGGGTGTGCGATCAACCATTGTTCATCTCCTTTGCGACCTGTTCGGCGTATTTTTCCAGAGGGATTCCAAGTCTTTTTGCCAAAGATACTTGGGTCTTAGTCAGGGTAACCTTTTTAGGCCCCGCTGCGCTTCTGGAAGCAGGAGCGACAACGTTTGCGGCGGGTTTTCTAGCCCCGAATTTATGCGGGAATTCTTCCCGAATACGAGCATCCACTTGCTCAAAGTAGGCGTCTGATCCAGCGACATATCCACGGCGGACGAGGTCATCGTGGATACCAAAGGCAGCACCTCTCATTACTACATCTTTCTCAAACCAATCGTTTTGAGATACCCACTGACGGGTGCGTTCGTCAGGAACAATCTTTGGTAATTGTTGTTCTACTACTTTTTCCTCTTGTTGTAAAGAGGGATAACTGGGTTTATAACGTTCAACCTCACGTTTATCCGCCACCAGTTCAGCAAGCCTGCGCTGGGCAACAATTAACTTGTCAGAATCACCAGCCTCATAGGCCTCTTTGTATTCCCGCTCGGCCTGAACCAATTCAGATTCAGTTTTGGCTTTGGTGGTTTCAACAAGAAACTTTTCGCCATGAGCGAGACGTTCCTGAAGTTCTTTATTCTGCTTGATAATCTTTTCAGCAAAAGCAATTGCCTCCTGCTGTTCACGAATGGCACGTTCTTTCTCACGGCGCTCATCGTGATAACCAGCACGAAGTTGCTTGATTCGCTTCTGGACATTATCGGAATACTGAGAAATCTCGTCGTCAGTGACCTCTACCTCGCCCCTAGGGGTTTTCCCTCGGTCTGGTTCCGGCGTGTCATCGACAATCTCGATCTCCGGCTTGTCATCTTCCATCTCAATTTGAAGTTCTTGCTGCTTTTCTTCAGACATACGTCCTCCTTATAGGCGGGAAATTACCCGTGGGTCGGCAACGACGGCTTCAACAGTGTCGTCATTGATCAGGCGAAACTCTTGATCACCCTGTGGCGTGGTGACCTTGAATCTCGTACCAGAATACGAACGCATCAATACAAAGTCGCCCTCTTGGCACCAAGGGCCGTCGGGAAACTTCTCTGGGTCTTGGTAGGCCATTGAACCCATTTTGACCACCATTCCCACGATTGACGCTATCTCTTCCTTTCGGCGCTCGGATTCGGGAATCACGATCATCGAATTGTTGTGTGTCTCCTCTTTCTTGGGGATAGCAATCAAAATCCTGTATCCCTTCGGTTCCGGCAAGGTTTTCATTACTTCTTCATTCATCTGGCAAGTCCTTTATTAGTCTTATGACTCGTTGTAAACCACGTATCTCCCCGGTTATCTCTCGATAAGCCGGGTAGTCCTCAACAGGGCTGTAAGCCAACCGCTCTTTCAGCGCCTCTTGCTCCTTCTCCAGTTCGCTAACCAGATATTCTCTTAGACCCAACTCTTTCTCCTATTTTTGCGCCTTCAATTTCGGCTTTTAGTTGGTCTGCCGCTGCCTTGGCCCCGATTTGGGCACCGGCAATCTCTTCTTGTGAGTCAATTCTCATGCGCTCACGCTCATCCCGGGTCTGAATATCCACGGCCCGCAGTTGTGCGTCGATTTGGTCCTTCTGGATCTTGCGCTGCAGTTCGGCTTCCTTGAGTTGCAACTCTTTTTGCTGCATCTGGATGACCGGATCTTGCTGGAGGGCCTGATTTTGTTGCATCTGGGCCTCGGCTTGGTCCTTCTGGAGCAGTTTGTCTGCTGCCACAGCCACGGCACGGGACAATTCGACCTCGACGTCCTCGGGCAACTGCTCTCCTTCTGGGGGCAGAGGCACTCCGAGCATCTTTTCAATCTCAACCCGGTACTGGAAGGCCACGTGTTCGGCAATATGTGCCGCCAAAGCAGCCTGAATAGCACCAGCATTTGGGCTTTGACCGATAACTTTCTGGATTTTTGGGTCTGTTGCAGCCGCCGTATGGACCCGAATGTGGGCCTCATGGTCCTGATACAGGAAGGCCTTGACGGGTTTGCCGTTCATAATCGCCATGTTCTCTGTAACCGGGTCGGTTGGCTTCTGATCTTCCTCCAGAGGAACAATCTTTTGGACGTTTTTGATGCCCAAAACCTCCAGCATCTGCCGGTGCAACTGGGGCAAGTCGTAAATATTCGGTGCGGTTGTGGCTAATTGCAGTGCTGCTTGGTACTGAACCACCCTCTGAGCCATCGTGGAGGCGTTTGGATCTGACACAGGGATAATTTCCGTGGTGTCGTAGTCCTCTTTCTTGGCCCGACGGTTTCCGTCTACTTCGTAGTCATAATCTTCCGGGGTGTGATCACGAACAATCGAGGCGATGAGTTTAAACTCGCTCTTCATTGCGGCGTGGACACGAGCCTGAACTGCGCTCATGACCTTCAGGGTCCGCTCAAGGATCGCCAAAGTCGTACCAACCGGTGCTTGGTTGGACATGTCCCCAACCTTCAAATCGGCTACAGAGGCGAATTTCCGGCCCTCAGTGACGATGGTTTGAAGCAGTTGATACAGAGTCTGG